GGCTGCTCAAAACCAATGTATACAATCCAGATTCGTTTACAACACTGATTTTTTGTGCGCCGCCCCTAACGCCAGAATGACTGTCGGTTAAATCTACGGTCATTTTTTCGTCGTCATCTAATCTCCCAACAGCATCTCTGTTGTTTGAAATGGAAAGTGCGGCGCACACGTCAATAGCAACAAACCACGGTTCATTTCCTATTAATATCGTTCGCACTTCGCCGAACTGTTCGCTCTTAAAAATCTCTAATTTGTTATCCATAATCAGCTTTCCTTTCAATAAATTACGGACGCACCATGTTTTTTCGAAGCTCAGATTCCTCAATCGGAATCTCAACCACTACGTTTCGATCTTCATCCATACGTGCTCTACAACATAGGCAGAACATATCCGTTTCTTTGGGGAATCTTCCCAACTCAAACCCACATTGATTACAAATCCACGTCTCACCTCCATGAATTGGTACTTTTTCACCAGAATCTTTTAGTAAAACTGCTTCAATTCTTATCCACTTTCCGTTTCGCATTGTCTGCCTCACTTTATAATATCGTTATAAACAACCAGCATCGAAGGAAAAGGTGCTGGATTGGTTGAGTTCCCATCTTCGTCTACAAATTTCAATCTCCCACGAATAAAATGGATTGTTGCTTTACCATAGATGTAATCATGAAAATACGACGTATCCGTTCTGGCAGGTATAAGCAAAACTATTGGGAACCCATGCTTGGACTCTTCAAAAGCTTTCTTAACCCACTTTCCAATCTCACGTCCATAAGGCGGATTGCAGAATACAGCTCCGCCACAGTTCCAACTTTGCGAAAGCCCATCTGTTTCCGGTGTATAATACAAAGCGCATTTTGCCGTTTTAGCAGTCGCGGCTGGATCGAGTACAAAGTTAAATATTTTATTTAGTTCATCAAAAAAATATTGTGGAGTACACCAACACATATTTTTTGAAGACAAAAGAACTGGGTTCATATCAACACCTCACTTACATATTCATACACACTCAGAACTTGCTTCAAAATATGGCAACCTTTCAATCCAAGCGCATACCTCCTTCCATTCTTTACTGTTTGTTTTACTAAATCTGCCATACATACGATCCAAATCTTTATAGCTGATTGCAAGCAAACGTGTTCTGTTATACGACATTGGAAGCGCATAAAAAATGCTAATCAACCATTTGTCGTCTTTAGTTTTTAGGTATTTACTTCTACAAGAATTCAAGAATCCGATTGTCGAAGAAAGATTTTTCGCTCTTGCCATTCGAAACTCTTCTGTAAAATCAGTTACGTCGAATTCTTTTTTCTTAATCGTCTCTTTAAGGTCGTCAGAATCTTCAATATACCCAACCTTACACGCAAGAAAGTCGTACCACCATCCGATTGGCGCTCTAACTTTGCAAAACACATGAGCGTTGTTTTTGTTTACCGGAATCTTTTCAATTCCCGAAACCCTTGTGTTTGTAATAGTGACCACCTCAACTACACCTCCACTTCAATGTTGCAAGTATTAAAAAGGCGAAGCATTTAACTTCGCCAATGGAGCTTCGTGTCAGAATCGAACTGACATTTAAGGATTACAAGACCTTTGTTTTGCCATTAAACTAACGAAGCAGGGCGGAGATTTAACCCATATAATCTCCAAAGGTAGTTGCTCTGCCATATCCCCCTGAGTCAAGCAACGAAACTCAGTACCATTAACGCATGGTTGACGGAAGGCGGAAACTCAGATTGCCAAATTGACCAAATCTGGCAATCACATAAACCGAATCCTTCATTTTCCAAAAGTCCTACCATGTTACGCTTAATCTGGTCTTGACCATAGGCTTAGTAGGATCATTTCAAATGCAGAAGCTAAACCCTTTCGCCAAATTCTTCTGCCGGAGAAACCCTTGCTCACCAATTTGCTTTACCGTCATGCAGTTACACAAACCAGCGTCACAGTCTATCTTCCCATTTCCTAAAGCCAACTTTCTCAATGCAAGCAGCGCCTATTCGCTTCACTCAACATCGCTTCACCGTATTGGCAATGAGAGTATTTCTCAACGTGGCGGTTCATGATCCCGCTTATTGGTACTCCATCTGAGACTCGAACTCAGGACAAACACGGCTTATAAGGCCGCTGCTCTAACCTACTGAGCTAATGGAGCAAGATGGCGCACACATTGGGGTTCGAACCCAAAGCCCACGGCTTAGAAGGCCGTTGCTCTATCCATTGAGCTATGTGTGCATATGGCGGCAAGTACAGGATTCGAACCTGCGGATCGTTTCCAACCTACGGTTTTCAAGACCGCTGCATTAAACCACTCTGCCAACTTGCCATAAACGCTGGATTACCAGCGTTGTTGTTCTAACCTGCATTCACAAGTAACCTAAACGTCTCTCTACCCTTGGGAGTAATCAACGTCTGGCATCCTGCAAACCAGTTCTTCTCAGCCACATATTCCTTTAATTGAAAATACCCATCGTTTTTCGCTGTATATGGCCTCAAACGTTTCTTCTGATCTCGATAGATAAACTTGTTTTCAATCAAAAAGTTGATAAACTCTTTTTCTTTGATTCCAAGTTCTTTAGCTGTATCGCGAAAACTTGTCAACAAGTTTCTATCCACAAGAGCGTTGAAATACTCCACCTTGGGTTGAGCAAGTTCGAGCTGCTCATTCATCTTCCGAATGGTAGCCAAAGTACTCCTAAACAGCAACTTAGTCTGTTCGTCCGCATTTTTGAGATATACATCGATGAACAAATCCTCGTTTGCTACATAGCCACCAGTTTTGCGGATGGTAGGAAGGACTTCTGATGTAACCCAACGTTTAAAATCTTTTGCTGTAGGAAGCTTGCTGGACAAAATCAAGCTATACAAACCAGACTCATTGATAAGCCACCCGCCACGCTGCCCAAGATCGAAACTCGGTAACGTTTCGTTATTGAGTTCATTGCTATTTAGTTTATCTTCATCGTCGACGTGGTCGGAAAGAGCTTTGCTTGGATTTGTATATCCAAGAATTTCAGCTACATCTTTGCCTACAAACCACATCCCACCATCGAGTTCAACAGTACGTACTTCACTGTCATTGTAGTTAAAAATCTTCAGATTATTCTCCATGAGAATCCTCCTTCGTTTTAGTCTTGAGTTTTCACTCTATATGATTATACGTTTTGGAAACGCTTTTTTACACCTGACTTAAAAATATTTTTTAAAACCAAGCGCGATAAGGGTAATTCCCATCCTGTGTTTTCAAATTTCAAGCTACTTTATTCATTCATTTTTGTTCGATACTCTTGGTATTTTCGAGTATATTCATAAGACTTTCCAAAAACGTTGCTGGCAGCTTTGTAAAGCTGCGGCTCAAATTTCTTTGCGGCTTTAAGCTCCGTTTCAAAATTTCTCCCAAACGGACAACATGCGCACCCCGTTCTTACAAGTCCATACTTTTTGTAGCAGTCAGAATGAGTAACACTAAAAACATTTTCATAAGTGGTTTTGTCTTCGTTGTTAAACCAAAACACCGGTCGCAATTTAGACATTCCAAATTTAACGTCATCAAAACACGAAGTATATGCAGATGCTCTTACTCCACCCTCGACTTTTCTCACACCTTGGATATTCAAATCTGCGCACAATTCTTGTTCAACTTTATGCGCCGTAGATTTCTTCGCACCATTACAGCATCCGGCAGAAATCTTAAAATCAGGAGGATTTTCGATTATAAATTCTTTTAGCCACCTGTTTCGCTGAATGTTCATATTAGACTTTTCGCCCCAAGCGTTACACCACCAGCGAAGAGCTGTTTTACAGTTTGGATATTTGGCATACAATCTTTCAAAAGAATCGTCTTCCCATTGAAAATTGTGTGCCTGTAACCGACTGATGTAGTCGCTTGCCCGTTTGTTCAAAAACGGCACTCCCCACTTTTTTACTCCAACAGGAACCGGGGTTACAGCACGTCTTCTTTCTATTTTAATATCATATTTTTGCTCCAAAAAATTCAAATGTTCTTTTGTCGCCTTAAACTTAAGTCCAGTATCAAAGAAGATGTAGTGAATTTTACTTAATGGGTGTCCGATTCGTTCAATCATATCAATTACAATATCAGAATCAGAACCACCACTTATCGAAGCCATAATATTTGGATACGCAGTATTCAATTTTAGCTCAGAGTCGCCACCCCCATAACCATGAATCTTACCCCACGCTTTAATGAAAGCATCTTGAATATTTGCGGTAATCGGAAGAGTATTTAAATACTCGATAAATTCGTTCAAAGAATTATAGATTTTCATTAATCATATTACCACCTTTTAATATTTAAAAATATTTTTGCAAAACACCATTTGTATCCATATCATCTCCAAACTTTAAGCTACTCCATACATTATTGCAGCTAAGATTTATTTTCGCCATTCATTGCACCGCTGCAACTTCGTTTTTAGCTTTCATCGCCAGACGATAAAAGACGTTTTCTGGAATGTATTCAGGGCACATTGAGCGGTAATCTGTGCCGTTGCAGGAAGTTACAACGCCAAGTCCATTCAAATATGTGTAAACCGTATTCCATCTAACGCATTCATTGCCACTTGCGGCAACAGTAATAAATCCCAGTCCACGAGCTACCGTTTCTAATTTCAGATAAGCCGTGCCATCAACCTCGTAGCATTCAACTCCGCTAATGTCCAAAATCTTATTGTTCATTATAAATTCTCCTTTTGTGAATTCTAAAAAATGAGAGCAAGTCCACAAAACCGTAGACTGCTCTCAAATTTCATGGTATAATACCTTTGCACACCAAACTTCTTGACAGCTTAGTACGTTTGACAACTTGACGGAACTGCCGTCAGGAAGGAGCGATTAAAATGGCTAAGGTAAAAACCACGGTTAAGATTAAGACTTCGGTCAAGGTCAAGACCGTCGTTCGGACGCAAGTCCGTGTTAGTCACCGTTAATCGGTGTGCCGCCGCGTGCTTAGGGTGCGCGGCGTTTTTTAGTCGAATTGGTCTTTAGAATTTACAACTTCTTCCTGAAGCAAAACCTAAAACTTACTATCGCTTCGCCTCCTTATATTCTTTTTTCAGCTTGTCCACAAAATACACCTGCCCTTTTCCAGTAATTAGCGTTACAGGAAACACCATAGCACCATTATACGTATGCTTGACAGCTTCCTTAACATCAAACAACCCTTGACTCAAATATTGCTGATACGGTTCGCCATTAGGCATCAAGTACCCACTCTTTTTCAGCCAGTTAATCAACCGATTCCTGCCAATATCAATGTCCTCGTTCCTGACTATTTTGGCAAACTGGCTCATGTTCAACAAGCTATCAGTCGTGCTTACATGATTGGCAAATTCGACCAAAGGTTTGTCGGTTTCAATCCTTTCGTTTAGCTGTGCGTTTTCCTTCTCAAGAGCAATTCGTGCATCCGATTCCTTTTTCAGTGCCGTTACAACTTTGAGCAGGTAGTCCGGATTGCACATGGCAGCTTCCAAAGCTTCGGGAGTCATAAACGCGCCATACTTTCTGATAGATGGCAAAACTTCATCCGTAACCCAGCGCTTGAAAGCTTTTGCGCCGGGAATTTTACTTGACAAGATTAGACTATACAAACCCGATTCATTGATAATCGTCATAGTCTGTTCACCAGAGGGTGTTCCGATTTGGAACCCCCTTTTGTCTTCACTATCGACATGATCGTAGATTGCTTTGCGCGGTACACTATATCCCAATGTTTCTGCGACATCCTTTCCAACAAACCACGGCTCTTTGTCAATAAGAATTATTCGCACTGCGCCAAACTGTTCATTCTTAAAAACCTCAATTTTGTTTTCCATCACTGTTTACTCCTTCTGCTATGTCCAATGGGCACGTTCACGTTTTGAGAATCTGCTATTATGTCAATCATTTTAATTTTCTTCTCAGGAGACTGCGGATGAAGGCTGCCTCGTTTTAGGGTATCCTTGCAACGTTCCGAAATTACATTATTACGGTCTTGGAGACCCCCTCGCGTTTCGCTACACCGTCTGATTTACAATGTTTACGAATCGCATCTCGCGGATTACTGTACCCTAACGCTTTCGCTACATCTGAACCACAAAACAGCACCTGATTCGATTCAATAATCGTTCTTACATTACCAAATTCTTCATTTTTAAAGACACTCAACTGGTTACTCATAGTAATACCTCCTAATATAATATGAAACGGTTGACATCGCTTCTATGGTATGGTGGAAAATGTCGGATTCGAACCGCTCCTTGTGATCCCAAATCACATATGCTGCCATTACACCACATTCTCCAGATGGCAGGGGATAAAGGTATCGAACCTATTTCTCACGGGTCAAAGCCGTGTGCATTGCCTCTATGCTAATCCCCTAAGTTGGCGCTACATTTTTTAGCCATAAATTGTTGTCAACAGTTCAGAGCAGATTTCTTTCGGAAAATCTTTTTTGGCTGTTACAAAGATAACAGTTCGTACCACCTGCCATTATCTTTGCTTTTTTCAACGCAGCGCCGTTTCCCCACATTGTTTAAGACTGTATGGGCGCACTGTCTTTCCGGTTTGCACGGTTTCCCCACTTGTTTTACGTCCGTTGGTGATTCCCTTTAGACGATTGGAGCGAATGACGGGAATTGAACCCGCGCAGCCAGTTTGGAAGACTGGTGTTCTACCATTTAAACTACACTCGCAAAAGGCGGCTTGTGTTAGTTGGCCTAACTCGTTGCAACCGCTAACCAAGAGCGCGACCAGTGGCCGCTCCTTGTAAAGGCAAACACACAATTTAATGCAACCTTGGTGGTGTCTCAGGTGGGATTCGAACCCACACTTTACAGATTTTGAATCTGTTTCCTCTGCCTGTTGGGATACTAAGACAGGTGTCAGGCCATTGCAGACCTGACTTTAGTAGGAGGTTAAAAAGGAGGTTTGTGAGTATGAGTAACGTGGTGGCTCGAATGAGATTCGAACTCATACTTGACAGATTTTAAGTCTGTTCTCTCTGCCTGTTGGAGTACCGAGCCAGATGCCGGATATTTCTATCCGACAAGAGAAAGGAGTTTTAGAAATAAACAACTTGCGATTTTTCGACATTGCTGTCGATGGTGTCTCAGGTGGGATTCGAACCCACACTTTACAGGTTCTAAGCCTGTCCTCTCTGCCTGTTGGAGTACTGGGACACGAGCTGGGTTTTCCCAGCCGTAAAACGAAGGAGTGAAAGTGTCTCATCAACACTCTCTATTATAATAATACGAATTTTTTAGACTTTTTTGCACCTGATTTTAAAAATTATTTTCAAATCGAAAAGCTTTTATCACCTCCAATGCCTGTTGGCACATCTTTCGGTTGAATTTACTGATGTGAGCGTCTTCTCTTGGCAGATTCATTTGACTTGCCAACCAATAGTATGTTTCTTCTCTTCCCATAATCTCGTTTTGCCAAATAGGGTCGAACTCCCTATGTACTTCGTATCGCATTCGAAGCAGCTCGCGTCCCGGTTTTTCTTTTCCTCTTGCCATATCAGTTTCCTACCCTTACCTTATACATAAAGTTCCAAATAAACTCTGTTTCGAGTCTCTTCCCAAGTCGCTTTTCAATTTCTCTTACTTGCCAATCATGAAATACATACACCGGCCTTCGTTTTTGTTTTAAGTCTCGAATTGCATCGTTTATGATAATCCTGTTAATAATTTTATCCTGCAATCTAATTTTCATACCAGCTCTCATTATGGCAAATACTACCATATTCTCAGCTCATATTAGCTGTTTTTAGGCGTTTTCTGTACAACTTCGATAAATCCCATCACCTTCAAAAACACCCCTCTAAAATCGTTGATTTAATCCATTTTTCACCATGGCCTTTAAGTCGTCTTATCGACGTTTATAAAGGCGCTTTCTCATGGACGACAAATTATATGTCAACTATTCAAAAGCGCCTCTAAGAGCTTATAAGCCGTCCATTTGCCCTTTCCAGTGGTTCTCGATTCTCTTGAAAACTTCTTCAGCCGAGAGCCATCCAAGCATGTAGTCTTTTCCCTCATCTTTCGACACAAGACCCATGATTTCGATTTTGTCGTATTCACTGTCGCAAGAGCCATCGAACTCAATGGCAGAGCATACAAATTTTTGATTTGGATACATGATTTGAAGTCCGTTGTTCCGACTGAATTCTTCAAATGGAATATCATTTTCCAGCAACATGTCCCTCAGTTTGTAAATTTCTTTGTATTCAAATGCAGCCATCGTACTTTTCAACTCCTATCGTTTCTTTTAGTATGTTTGTGCGTTGTCTGTAGCTTCTATTGGCAACAGCCTTCTCTGCTTTTCGAGTAGCTCCAAGAACGCTTTGCAGTTGGTTGATTGTCTTAGAGTTACTCTCGACCCAATCAACAATAGCTCTATACTTTTCTATGGTGTCTTTAGCCTCCCTTCTCCATTGTCTGATTTCCCGCAGTTTCTTTGCCAGCTTTGCATTTTGTTGGTAGCTCAGGTTCCCAATTTCAATGGCGTGTAGAATGTCTTGCGTTTCGTTTTCTGTGTCTGTACACCATTGGTTCGCCATATCTACAATATGATTGGTTTCAGCGATAAAGTCAAGAAATTGTTCCAACTCGTTGCTTGGATTCTCCGACATTTGAAATGGTAAAAGCTTTTTCATTTGCCCTCCTATTTTAAGCTCATACTGCCTGTTATTAGGCGTTTTGTATTATGGCAATAAAACTTATCGACTCAAACAGAAAAGCCCTGCTACGACGTGAATAGCAGGGCTGAAACGTATCCTATTGATGGCAAACCACTACACGTGTCTTTACCAATAAAGGTCTTTGTTTTTCTTCTGAATTTCTCGAATTGTTTTACCAGAATACCATTTGCCATTATGAAAAGTTTGTGCGTTTTCATAGCAACCGTTCATTGCATCGGCTTCAAGCGCTCCGAGTTTTTCAAGATTGCCATAATCATCTTCACTCAAAAGCTCCTTTGGAACTCTGAACCTTGTATCTCTCTTATCGAGGTCAATGCTTTCTGAACTGATTTCAAGCAAGCCATTTTTCAGTTCATAAATGATATAGCCTTCATGGTAATCCATGTCGAGAACACCAAAGCTTCTGTATACCTCTTTCATTTTTTCCTCCTTTTACGAACAGCGTCGTGCCAGTTACATCCAACTCGAATGACGTTCGCACCATTTGATCCAACTCATCCAACTTCTCATGTTTTTAAACCACTCTTGAAACTTTCCAGACTCAACCCATTCGTCGAGTACAATTCTGATTGCCATAAGGTCTTTGTTGAGTGATTCCAGTTCTGTTTGTTCTGTCATGATTTTGTCGATTGTCACCACCTCTTTTGTTTGCCATAAGGTATTGTTCCAGCCGAAAGGTTTCACTTCTCACTATTTATGGCGAAAAGAAAACCGGGTCTGTTGTCAAACCCGGTTGAAAATTTCTTTTTCTTTTTTTATTTTTTCTTTTTCTTACTTTTCACCAGCTTCGTTTTTCTTCAACAGGCAACGTCTTTTCATTGTTTTATGTACCTTTTTCAAAAGGGTATACTACCCCATTTGGATAATAATTTTTTTCATCTAACTTTGTCGCCATATGGCGCTTAGTTTTGTTAAGCACATCCAAGCGAGCATCTCGCTCTGTTTGGCTGCGTCACCCATTTGAGGTAGGGTTCGCAGCCTTTTCTGGCGAGCTACTCGCTTGTCAGTCAAGCGAAAGCTTGCGCCATAAGGCTTAGTTAGAAGAGCGAGCTTAGAATCACTTACCAAGCTATATTATTATACGTGGATTTTGGCAGATTTTTGCACCATTTTTGGAAAAATTCATTGAAACTTCATCAAACTTATATAGTTTAGTAATATTCAGCTCTATTTATTACAAAACTATTACATTTTAATGGAGTTTCTATGTAACATTGTTATTTCTTTTTCAATCGATTTTTGGCCTCCCAGACCTCTTCAACATCCAAATCTTCGAATGGATTTTGGGCTGCGTTGCCAGTTGAGCATAGATATTTGAAGAAGTTACTGGCAGTTGAAATACGCCTTTCTATCTCAGCCCTGCCTTTGGGGTTTAGCGATACAATAAACTCAACAGCGTTGTTTTTTATAAAGTTTGAAATCGACACGTCGTTTTTGTTAGACCATTTTGTTAGTTGAGCAACCATTTTTTCAACCGATTGCACACTGTGATGCGGCATTTTCTGTTTGATCGACAAAAGATAATGCTCAACAGCCTTGTCTATTGAGAGTTGTTTCAAATCTGCGTTCATAGTAAGTTTCTCGGTAATAGAGCTTATAGTTTCTCGTTCTTTGCATACTACAGTAGAAGATATTTTGTTTATGAAAACATCTTCATTGTTTAATACGCTTTCAAATTCAGTGGCGTATCCGCGGTACATTTCTGCTATATATCTTTTTTTGCGCGTTAAATTGTCCAGAGGGCGCTCTGTTCTTCGGTAAAATTTATTCAGCACCAACATTACAGAATCAGAAAAACTCATTCTATTGTTTCTGCTGTTATACAGTTCATACATCATCCTTCCATTTCTAATTGATTCAGTGCCTCCTATTATTGTTATTCCAATATTTTGAGTTAAAAATATGTTTTTTATTCTATAATCAGCGCCCATTTTTACCATGTGCGTAAGACATCGTTTTGAATTGATTGGTCTGATTATATATTTACTGTTAACTACCTTTTGAGGTTTCATCTCTAACATCGTTGCCAAAGATTTATAAGTACGTTGCTTATGCGCTGCCAAACATTCGTCTATCGTCTTTTGGCAAACTGGTATGCAGTAAACGCTATCTTCACCTTGTATTCGTATTAGGCTGTTTTCAAAGTCAACGTCATCAATCGTCAATCTTACAATCTCTTCTGTCTTTAACCCCTCACTTGCCAACAACAACAAAGCCCTATCCATTGGATTAATAAGCTTTTGAAGTATGGCATCAAGCATTTTTGGCGTTACAAATCTAATAGGTTCGTTTCCCATAAAATCCTCCTGTTACTGTTGTTTGTAATATTTTACAACATAATAACAGGAGGATGGAATACAGAACTTGTGTTTGTTTTGTATTTGGATTTAGAGTCACTTTCATTTATCGTTTGTTGTGAGTGCCTCCATACATAAGATAGTAAACCCCATTGCTATGACGGTCATCGAACCAGTGCCAAATTTCTTCTCTGTGAGTTCCTGCATTGAATCCAATATACGGCTCTTCGATACACTCGGTTTCTGGATTCATCGGAACGTCTTCGAGTTGACTCCACAACTCTTCGAGTTCATAGTCTCTATCTTTTAATGTTTCAATTTCAGTCAGTCCATCGTGGATTGTGTAATACACATCATATGGAATGGTTTTGTGCAGTTCATTGAGAGCTGCAATGGCTTCTTTTTTGACTCTGTTCATTATACATTCTCCTTTGCAAGTGTTGTTGTTATTTGCTACGTTCGCTCAATACACATTCGATTGCTTCGTTGCAGCAAGAACTCCACACAGCGTCTGCATCGTAGTCCAGCATTTTACGAAGCTGGTCGGTCATGTTTTTAAGCTCTTTTTCTGTTACAGGATTGTTGTCAATACCAAATTTTTCAGCGTACCATTCTGTATCAGCGTCAATCCTCATTTTTATATCGGAAATATCGTAAAGATTCTGCTGTTTCAAATATGCAACCGTCAATTCGATAGGGTCGAGAAAGTCCACTGGGTTCTTCAACATCTGCAAGGCAATTTCCAGCGCTTCATCCTGATTGGCAATGAATTTGTCGAAATCGCTTTCCGGTTTGCCGCCATTAAGAATACCCTCGCGGTCAATCCTGATACGTTCTTCAATGATTTTTACTGCTTCTTCTCTTGTCATTATTTTTCTCCTTTCTTGCTTTACCAATTCGCGTTGACGACCACATCGTCACCGTCAATCTGCGCTTGCTCGATGAGGTTGCTAATGCTCTCACGGTAGAGCGCAGAGCTACTTGCGGTAAACGACTTGAGCATCCGGACTCCCTTCTCGTCGAGCGTCATGTCCTTGCCGTACCAGTCGTTTTGCTCGGTACGCTGTTCATACGGTACGTAATAGCCGATCTTTTCAAGATAGTCGTACCAACAGCGACCGCTTGAGTATACTTCATCCACCACTTCGGTCATAACCACCGTTCCACAGTTCGGACAGTGGTGCTTCTTGCAGCGTTTGATTTCAATGTCGAGTCCCATGTTATTCACCCCTTTACTCTGGTAGATTAATGAACGAGAATATCCTCCTTTGTAATGCTCTTACTTGTCCATGCTCCACAATATGCCCATACGTTTGGTAGACGTTCCAGCAGCGTTTTCAACATGCCGTCAAGGTATTTTTTATAATGGCGCTTTTGAAGCCCTTCCAAATGGTTGTCAAAAGGATCGTCTTTTTGAAGCAGCTTGACTGCTGTAGACCATTCGTTGTCTTCAACCCCAATATAAAACAGCTCGTTTTCAAGAATTACTCTAATGCTGTTGTTAATCCATTTATCCTTTTGTGGCGCTTTGAAGCTGTGGAATCTTGCGGTAAAGATGTTTGCGAAACACTCAAGTACATCTTCCAGCTCTTCGCCGCTGCCCCATTCGTCATAAAGCCATTCGCCTCCAGTTAAATCTTCGTAGTTGAGATCGCCAAGCAAACAGGTTTCAAATTCATCGTCGGTTGTGTCGTTGCTTCTATAATATACGTCAGTGCAATCTTTGCTGATATAATAGAGTCCTTCGTACTTTCCGGTTGCACACACATTGCCTTTGCCCATAATAATCTCCCAATAGAAAAAGCCCGGCATTTCACCGGGCTTGATTTTTACAATATTTTATTTTGTTACAACTTAGAAGAGCTATGAGGTTCTTCTTTCGCTTGTTCGCGTTTGCCTTCTTCGCGTTCTTGTTCTGCAATCCATTCGCGATACCAGTTAAGATATTTTTCTTCACATGCTGGCAGATTTCTGTTCCATTTGCTACTAACTGGTGCATTCAATGCACGATGACTCATGCATGTATCATATGCTTTCTTAATGTCTGGTGGTGCATGTTTAGCGACTGCTATGCAAGCTTTATTTTGAAATACTACATCTTCGTAGTATTTTACACGTCGTTCACCGTTTACGATTATTCTTGGGTGTTCATTCTTTTTTATGTTCATGGCGAGATTCCAGCGATGGAATTCAAGTTGTTCTTCGTGTTTTCTAAGTGTTTCAGGTCGTTTCCGTTCTATATCTGCAATCCACTTCTTCATCCCCCTTACATCTTCATTTATTTTTTGCTCATATTTGTAAATCCAGTAACCCACAAAGACTATGATAACACCCCAAATTGCACCCATTCACACCATCCTTTCTTACCATACATAGTTCATGTTCTTAATTGTCGACATATACTGCTGCTCTCGCGCATTTGACTCGTCGAGTTCACGTTTTGTTGGGAAGTCTGGTAAGTCAAGGTCGTACACTTCAACTTCTAAGTCTGGATTGTCTGAGTATACAGCTTGGCAAACCCCTCCTTCAATTTTGATTACAACTTTCAATGTTTTGCCCCTCCTTTCTCATTTGTTCTGCGGCAAACACCATCTGTTGAAGCTCAATGTTTTCTTCTGTGGGCATTTCGATTCGTTTTTGCCAGCTGCCATCATAGTATCGGAACACCTCAATTCCGACTACATTGTCTCCGATGAAATTGCAACGTCCGGACGAAATCCACTCACCGAATCTGTCTTGGCCATACCTATGGAATGATTGGAGCTTAAATCCATATAGCATTGTTGATACCTCAATATTTTTTATTATAGAAGCAGTTATGTGTATCATCCGTTTTAAGGCACTTAATCGCCTCTCAGAGACATTTTCACACCATTCTGGATAAACTGTCCATCTGGATATAATCGCTCTGTAAGAGGCGATTAGACGCTGTTATGCTTGCATGTATCGGTTTTCGAGTTATAGTCACAGTTACCGCAATTATACTTGCCATCGGGATGGAGACAGGCATCACAGAGCATTAGACGATTGCCACAATAAGGGCAGTACGCTTTATACCCAGACGTTTTGACATCCCATTCCATTGCTACTTCTGTTTCACAGTGTGGACAAAATTCAGATACGATATTCGCCATTATTACCTCACTTTCAGAATCGTTTTCAATTATAAGAAATACGTCGTTTTTGTTCTATTAAATTTCGTATACCTGTGGATCATTCGTTGGCGCGATTCGCTTTACAGTAATGTAAGTTGTCTGTGCCCCCATACCCGATTTGTCGGACGTAACGGCTTTTGGATAGATCAGCCTTTTGAATTGACATATCAAGATCGATTCTCCTTTCCTTTTGAAATCGGGTAATCAGTCAAAGTCAGGCTCCTCAAAGACCATACCGTCGTAGTCACTGCGTTCTTCGGCATCGGTGGGACTCCAGTCGTCTGACCAGTCGACATGATCGGTTGTGAGATGGTCTGCAAGATCCATGGCCGCAGCCGAGGTAGCTGCTCTTACGAACACGACACCTGTGCGGACGATCGTGACCTCATAGATAGACCCGCTTTTTGCGACCGTGCGATATGCTTTTACCATGTCCATTGTTTTGTTTCACCTCTTTCATTTATTGATTGTGCCAATGAAGTCCGCGAGCTTTATAAAGCGGTTCCCAGTGAGCTTTGTAGAAGTCGTATCCAGCACCGTCGATGCCAAAGAAATATCCAAACTCTGCACTTTCAAAGATTCTAAATCCACACTCAGACATCAACTGAATACCGCAACCATCGGACAGCCACCAATCGTCTACGCTGCTGCTGAATGACCACATCGTACTCCACATAGGAAGCCCGCTGTCATACTCTGTTTCAAATTTGTCCTCTGTAATGTCGTTTACAATGTTACCATCCCAGAGCTTAACACAATAGGTATGGAGCTCTTTGTTGTAGCTTTGAATTTCTCCACCACGTTCCAGTGTATCGAGTACTTCTGGTACGTCGTAAATGTATACTGTGTCGCCAACAGATGGCCGTGTAATTTCCCGCCATCCATCTGGGTCTGTTTGCATTGCCTTTTCAATCATACCCGTAGGAATGGCATTGAAGGATTCTACCCACAAGTGAGTGCATTCGTTGATAGTGTTGTACGTTTTGACCATTTTAGACCTCCGTTTTTGAATTGTTTTTATATGGCGCTGTATTTTGTCATAAGAATATCTACTGCATACTTTGAAATATCGTCGAGATAGTCCAGCTCGTTATAACCACTTTGTTCAAATACAATCGCTGCATTGAAGATTTCTGAAAACAAATCTTCATCGTTGTTTGGCAGCTTAATCATACCTGTGTTTGACAGATAATCCGCCATTTTAGTTAGCCTGAATACATTCTCACAAATGTTCCTCCCACTCATTTTTCATCCTCACTATCGTTCTTAAACATGTTCCAGTACGAATCTCCAAACTCAGATTGACAGAGCATCGTAATGGCATAGTCTCCGTTTTCTTTCCGGATTTCTTCGAGTTCTTCTACGCTGTAGTAGTCAAGAAGCGCTTCATATTCATCAATGATTGTGTCTGGAACATCGTAGGGGATTTCATCTTCGTCGTAGCCGTATTCGTCCCAGTCTCTTTTGTCCCAATATGGCGAATAGTACGAGTTGCTGTAACATGTGCCGTATTTTGTATCACTGCTCCATTTATACGTAACAGGATATTTGAAGGTTTTCACAGCTTCAATATATTCGTACTGCGGTACAGCGTCGTCAGTGGAATCGTTTATGATTTTTACAACAGCGCTTATAACGGATTCAAGTTCGCTTCTTACAATGTACTCGTGTTGAGTGTGTGCATTGTAATAACCGGAAGAAAGGTTCGCAGCAGCGATTCCCATGGTTGGAGCAATATATGAAATGTCGCTGAATGAACCGAAGTTTGTTTTGAATCCATATTGACAAATAAACTCTTCAAAGTCTTTGTTATCGCAATCGTAGTATACTGCGTCATTTGAGCCTTTGCGGTCAATTTCGATAATCAGCTTTAGCTTATTCAGCTCTTTTGGCAGTTTCTTGTCTCGATATTTCGTGCAGAATTGTTCAGCGCCAATACCTCCAACTTCTTCATCGCATGTAAACAAAAGCCACGGTTTGATTTTGGACTGTTCGTATGCCGCATTGAGGGCGTACACGCCACATCTGTCATCACCTCCTATGCCCTGTGGGGACATTAGGATACCTCCATCTTCTGTTTTGCAAATATCGCGAACCGGTTCGCGGTGAACTGTGTCAAGATGTGCCACAAGCATGACCGGTGCTTGCCCACGAACGAGAATATAGTGTTTTTTGTAGACGCTAACAACGTTGTTCTTGTGGATGTTCCTCAGAGTATCGAACAGTTCTTCTTGTTCCTGAGTCAGGTAAAATTCCAACGGTTTCATTTATGCTTCCTCCACATCTTCAATTAGTGCGCCGCAATGAGGGCAACATCCATCGCTACGAGTTTCAATCAATTCATCGCAATTAGGACAGGTTTCGAAGTCATCTTCGCAATATTTGCAGACATAAAGATGGTTTCCGTTAACGTCATATGCAGAACGCACATCGTTCATGGCGCAACACTTATCGCAGTTTTCGCACAGCATATAGTTGTCAATACACTTGTCACAGACATAAATCTCATTTCCATCGTTGTCGTAGACACAGTGCATATCGTCGCGTTCATGCCATTCACCACAATCTTTGCACTGTTCGTAATATTCGTCGCGGCAATTATCGCACATATATTGACCGTCAATATAGGTGATACAATCGCTATGATGATATTCGTTGCATATATCGCAGTAGTAATAGTAATTTTCAAGGCAGTAATTGCAAACATGAGCTTCGTAGTTATTTGAGTCAAACACTGTGGTAAGTTCTTCATCATCGAAATAATCACCACATTCGTCGCACTTAGTTTTGTTTTTATGAGCACAATCTTCGCAATAAAGTCCGTTTGAGTGCGTGTATCCGCATTTGATACACAGTCCGTATTCGCCAATTTTCAGCGGCTTTACTTCGTTTCTATCGCAGTCTTTTCTGAAGGAAATGTGTCCATCAAAGTTGGAATAAATCCAATCGGGATACCCGCCAAAGCCAAAGCCGATTTCAACGTAATCAGAATACTCTCCAACAGAAGAGTACGTGTTCCACAAATTCGGCTTTTCTTCAAGCGCAGAAAATTCCTTTTGAATCAGATTACGGTATTCTTCCGATTCTTTTTGCGCTCCACTTGTACCGCCACTGGTGTTATACAATCTGCTCTGCAACAACAATCCGCTTCCCGGCCTGTATGCAAAAATCTGTCTTGTGGTCTTACGGTTATTGAGCGTTTCTCGATTAGACGGGTCGCTTACGGTAAAGACAATGAAGCTAACTTCATCTCTTGCGTATCCGGAACAGCCGTTGTTATATTCATAGTCCGTGCTGTTCAGAGAATGACAGCTTGTAAGAGTGTTTCCACGTTTATCGTACTTTGGGTTGCTCATAGTAAGGAAATGCGCCGGATTGATGGAAACGAAAAGTTTATAATCGATTTTTCGAGAATTCATTTCGTCTGCCGCCAATGCAAAATATTTCTGGAAGTTACTACCAGCAGTATTGTCCGTTATCCCCAAAGCGTCACACAATGCTCTCAAAACCCTGCTTTTCTTTTTGCCGGGAGCATATGCTTTAGGCGCGAGTTTATTCAAAGCTTCGATATACACTTCTTTATCTTCATCAGACGGATTCGTTTCTGTAAAAAAGTTCAGTGCAGGATAAAGCACTGTGAAGCGTTCGCGATTGTCGCTAATTCTTGCTTCAGTAATTACGTCATTAAACAATGCGTTTATATATTCATTAATCAGATCGTGGTCAGGTTCATGGGTTCGAGTGCCGTTAATCACAATGGCATCAAGCTCTTCATCGTAAACAGGCGATTTGCTGAACAGCTCACGCAAACTCTGTTTGGCGTAGGAGCTATCATGCGCAAGTCTTTTGATGAACTTATCGCTAATGTCGTCAAGTTCATCCGTGTGATAGGTGTGCCGTCTGTAATCTTCAATCGCGGTACGGATATTCTTTTCTGCCTGAGAAATGATTTCATTCATGCTCTTCATAATGCTTGTTTCCTTTCTACGATTGCGTCTTTGAAAATTTCATGGTCAAGATAGCTGTTCAATTCGTCTGCTTCTTCCGACGTGGCAAGCACTTCAAAATGCACAAGTTCAAAACAGCCAGACGTTTCAAATTTCAGGTTGGTTTTGTACAAATGCTCTTTGAACTTCACAGCGTCGCGCTCATTCAGTTCAATCGATCTCCATTTTTGCGTTTTCATACAACCTCCATTTGCTTCACAGTTTGCCGCCTAACACAGCCGTTAGGGAATGGTGGGTCTTTCAGGATTCGAACCCGAAATCTGCCGGTTATGAGCCGGATGCGTTCACCGTTGCGCCAAAGACCCATGAAAAAAGCCGCTTTAAGCGGCTTTGGTTGGTTGACTGTGGTTTTACTTAAAGTAATCGTTAATGGCGTGATGGAAACTATTCGCAGCAGCTTGCATTTTTTTGATTGCTGCAAATGCGGATAAAATTTTGCTTGCCGCTTGTGCCAATGCACGTGCTTGAACGTCAAGCCATTCTTCCGAAGCATTAGGACGGCGATCTCCGTAGCTCGTGCGCTTCAATTCAGATGGTGTGCAAAGCCGTTCTGCAATGTCGCAATTGCAAATCAAACTACATCCGCCATAGCTGTACTGGCTCCAATCTCTTGCGCCATTCAACAACATTCGCTTCAAATCATAAACGTTTTCGGGTTCTTTTCGCTTGTCCAGTCCGTCAATGAGTTCATGTACGTACTTGTTTACGCCGCGTCTCCATGCACTACAGGCTTCGGTTCTTTCGATGTGTTCAAGAATCTGTTCATAGATGGTCATTTATGTTTTCCGCCTTTCTTTATGCGTTTTTGAAAATACATTTGTCGAACAGGATTACAACACTACGCTTGAGTTCTGGCGCATATTCAGATTGGGAAATGGCGAACTTTACGTTTTTGAACTTCATGAGTTCGTCTCTCTGCTCTTGCGTGAGCGGCTTGTCAAGGACAAAGTATTCACACTTGTTTCCATTGACTTTGGTTCTATGGGAATTAGTAAAGTATGCGCCAATACGATTGAGATCTTCAAACGTTGCCCTGATACGCTTTGCCATAGTTTTGTTCTCCCTTCTTGTTTCGGTTTGTCGGTTTTGCTTAATAATACCTTTTCGGATAATGCTTTTTGATGAATCGGTTATACCGCCAATTTTCAAATCGAGTGAGTTCCATCTGCAAATCTTTGTCGTGGTAATGCGCGTTTTTGCCGCCAACGATCCTATTAATGGCATTTACAAGTTCTTTGTCGCTCTTGAATTTGATCCGGTGTTCATTGTTGAGAATGTCCTCTTCTTCGATTTCAACGCCCGGCCACGCCTTAATGAAGTCAATCGTAAAGTCGATCCAGTCATTTTCGCCATACGTGAAGAACGTGAACACGTCGAAAATCTTGAAATTGACTTTGTTCTTAAAATGGGCGTTCACCCATGCGACGATTTCTTCAAAGTCGTTGCCTTCTTCGCAGTTCGCAATCATGCTATAATAGCGACCCCTTTTCGCCATAGTTCCCACCTCTGTTTGCTCTATAGTTTGCCGCCTAACACGTCCGTTAGGAAATGGGAAAGGGTTGCTTTGACGTGTGCAGCCCCTTAGAGTTTCACGTATGTGATTTACTTTTCAACCACAAAAACAACGTTGTCGTTTAGATGAATCAAAGTTTCATCGGAATCAAATTCATTCTCCGTTCGAATGAGCATGTTGCTTCCGTTCATGGTTACGGAAATCTTGCCACGACTCTTGAAAATCACCATATCTGTGTTGGAATTGAATACAGTGATTTCTCCGTTATAGCCTGTTTCCATGAGTTTGGCGTTGTGTGTGCCTACAATGATAACCAAACTGATTACCATTAAAACAAGCGTTGCGACGGATACGATAATTGCACTCTTTTTCGTTGCGTTGGCCATTTGAACATACCTTCCTTTTATTTGATTTTCGGCTTTCGCCAATGGTAATAGACTGCTTTTTTCGTGTGCAGCCTATTGAGTTTCACGTTGCAATTACTTGTAAAGTGTACTATAATTATGGCATAATGGGGTAGTTTTCGACTTTTGCCACAAAACTATTTAATGATAAGCTCATTCAGATCTTCACACCACACGCGCTTCACAGGCGCGTTCTCCATGCGTTCAAGCCGTTCCTGCCTATCTACGTTTTCTGAATGTACTGCGTACCAAATTCCGCCTACGGCAACAGCGCCAATAATAATTCCTTCAAACATAGTCACTCACCCTCTTCTTTCGGCCTAAACTCTTCCCACAAGCCGTGTTCCCAACGTGACGCTTCCGCAATCAGCTTCCCATCCATAGTAGGCCATACGCAATCGTCGTCGCACTGATACAGAGATACAGTGTAGCAATGTTCCACTTCATCGCCGTCGTGTTCACGCTGTTTCGCGTCTTTGTCTGCAATGATCCACTGCCACAAACTGGAATCCGTAGCAATGCCATTGTCTGTAAACGGATTGTCAAAGAGCCGCATTTCATCAGGGCTGTATTCTACGCTATCGATGCAGCCGCCGCAGCTCCAGCCAGAATTGTAAATCCATTCCTTAACAGTGGTGACATAGACGTACTTCATTCTAATCCTTCCTTTCGTTCATAAAGTCATACAGCTTTGCCTTGAGTTTCATGATGGTCATTGCGTCTGCTTCCGCTTGCGCTTCAAGCCTACGGATCACGTCCGTGTCTCCCGCTGAATTCAGCCTATTGCGCATGGCCACATTGTCGTGTTCCAGTGTCTCACAAAGAGCCGAAAGCGTTCGGACGTTCTGCCTTGCGGTGTTGAGTTCTGCCTGCAACTTCTCTACGCGGGTTTGTGCGTTTTTGTAGTTGGCATACGGGCTATTGGCAAAGTCGTTGTCAATGTTGTTAAGTGCCACGTCAAAACAGCCTTCAAACGTAATCGCAATGTAGCTGTCTGCGCCCAAACCGTCTACGATTTCACGGATTTTTTCAAGTGCCACACGTTCTTCTGCCTTGCTTACCATAGTTTCACCTTTCATTTGCATGTTTTGCCGCCTAACACAACCGTTAGGGAATGGTAATAGGCCGCTTTTTACGTGTGCGGCCTATGTGGGTATCACGTGTTGATCAGTTGGTTTTTCCGTTGTAGTGTTCAAGCCATTTTGCGGCCTTGTCCCGTTTGGCGGTATAGTATGCGATCCCGCGGGATCTCATATCGCCATCGTCGATTGTTATATACCGTAGTACACGGTTGAGCATGTAGTTAGCGTTCCGCATGTACTGCGTCAACAGCACTTCCACAACTTCTTGCGCTGTTGATTCTACGGTTTCGTCCAGCTCTTCCGCCTCTTCTTCCATTGCATTAAACAGACTTTTGGCGTACTGCAACGGATCATGCATCCAATTTTCGATCTGTTGTGTGCAAGTCCATATTCCGCCTAATGTATAGCGATCGATCTCGTTGTAAATATCCATGTAATTTTTCGTCATAGTTTTGCCCTTCCTTTTTTGTGTTTTTGCCGCCAGACAAAACCGACTGGCAAATGGAAGAGCCGTCTGTTTTACGTGTGACGGCTCTAAAGACACGTGCAGTCTGTTTACTTGTTAAGCAGATAGGCGCGGACGTTGTTGCGGAACGTGCCCTTGCTCACGGCGTAAAAGTCCTTTTCGGCCTTGATCGCCTTTTTGGTTGTGTACCGTGCGGACAAGCCAAACATGATCTGCTGAATAGTCCACTGATTACGGACAACGGGAGTATAGTCGATTTTTTTAGCTTTGCATTCTTCTGCCCATGCCGTGCAAGTTTCGTCAAACTTAACCGTTGCGTCGACCATAGCGGCGTTGTATGCGTTGTCGTTGTTATCAGCAATGGCCGCCCAAACAGCCGTGCAAGCGTCGTACAATTCAGCGATTTTGGCGTTAACGGGATTCGTGCGGCCACTGTTGGACGCGGCTTTAGCGTTGCGTTCTGCCGCCCACTTGCGCAAGGCGGTGGTGTCCGGCATGGGAAGGTCACGACGTGCCGCGTCTATAACCATACGCGGATTTTCGCCAAACAGCCATGCATGAGATTTGCCGCTGTACACGCCGCCCAATTCGGCCAATTCAGCGCTTAGAGCTTCCCGCGTCTCTTTGGACATTTTGCCGGACGGCTTAAATGTCCAGTCTTCCGCCGTGTTTCCGTTGATAACGGCATTGTAGATAGCATAGCTCTGGACAGATTTTAGGTTTGTGTAATTCGTCATTTTTGTAACCTCTCTTTTTTTGAATTGTCCGCATGAGTGCGGAAAAATTGGCGTAGTGGTAATAGGCCGCTTTTTACGTGTGCGGCCTATGTGGGTATCACGTGTCGTTGCGTTCAAAATTCTGCTGTCAAAAGGGTATAGTTATACCATGGAATTAGTAAGGTCGCTCTGACCACCGTTCTATTTGCTCACGCTCTCCCGTCTCACGACAGTAAGTTCTTCGCATGATTGCGTTCTTTTCCGGCTCAAGTTCCACGCCTGTGTCTTGCCATGGCCTTTATTCATTTTTCAAGGTACAATTCGCCCCTTGAGTTGAGCACGATAACGTCCATTATCGCATACTTTAACAAGCGCTCATCCAAACTTTTATGGGCTTTTTTGACTTCCGTTTGCCTCTCTCACTTGACACATACATTATAGCAGCCGCCGTGAAAAAAGGAAATGCTCATATACGGCGATTTTAGCCCATTTCCCCGGATTTTTCGTTGTTGCAAACGTTTGCTCTTCCCGCTCTCTCATTTTTTCTTCGTTTTTCTCCGTTTTTCTCCGTTTTTCTACGTTTTCCAAAAATCCCCTTTGTTTTATACGCTCTATATACATTTTCCTTCGATTTTATACAAAAATTGTTTGTTTCGGGGATGTTTTATACAAAAAGTGATTAAACATTCATTTGTCCTTTGCGTTTGTGATAGTTTGTTAATATAACTACAATGGGACACTTGCTAACAGTATTAGTTAGCATTGTCTAACTTTTCTCACTCCGTCAGTGATTAGCTATCTAACTGTTATTCTTTTAACGATCTTCTGGACATATTGTTTGTTAAATATCAAACAATATCTAAAGTCAACATTTGGGCGGTTCGATAGACAAGTTGCCCATTGCTAACTTACCGGGGGACTATTCCTCCGGTTCGGCCTGTCTACGTCCGGCATAGCCGGGAAGCACATCCACTCTCCATTCTCACTACCACATCCACCCCACATCCCCTTCACCCGTTTCCCTCCCATCAATGAAATTGTGGTATGAACGTTTCTTGACTACGATATGTTATGCCTCTTCACGTGAAATCAAAAACCTTTTCTGATCGCCATCTTTTTTCGCCATCAATCAGTTTGTAAAAACTTGAAATTTCTTTGTAAATAGTTGATATTCTGACTATTTTTGCTTTCTTTTTTAAATTTTCTGGATTCTTTTCATGCAATTTTCTGCATAATGAACTGTTTGAATTAGTGAATAGTCTGGATTCATGCCGGTTTATGTGCCCACATTCCATGGTAATAAATTTTTTTGTGTTTTTTGAACTGAAACTATGCTCTGGATGCTTCTGGTTTGGATTTTGTGTTTTTGCCATCAAATACTGGCGATTGTTTTTGGTTATGGCGAATCTATTCACACTCGTTCTGTACTGGGGGTCTATTTTTCATACTGAATATTTGCTCTTAGTACTTGGTTGAACCCGTTATTTTTTATGAATCTATTTTATGGCGTCTAATCTCCTCTTGTAGCTTCTTTCGTCTTTGTACGATAAATCTATCTACCTGATATTGGAACACGCCTTCCTGCTTTGATCTGGTGGTCGTATTTTTTTGTTTACGAACTATTTCAAACTTTTTCTTTACTTGGCTCTGGTTTAGTTATATAGTTAAATTTTACACTAAACTATTTATGGCGAAACCCGGTACGCGTACCGATTTTGAGTGATTCGGATGACGCTCATGCTCTGGCATGGGTGGCACTTCGAATCACTTTTTTTTATGGTGTGCCGTGCTGCGAACCCTTGAGCAGCTTCGCGAAGCACACTGGATACCCCCTGTTGGGGGTTGGAGCACAAGCGTAAGCGTCTCGCTGAAGCGCGTGTCTCCACATACGTTGTTAGTAGGTATAGTAAAGTGATGGGTAGGGTGTACGCCGGTAGGCGGAGCGAGCTTCGGGATGGGGAGGAAGGAACTGCGCCTCGCCGCTGTGCGGCTGGCCACTTCCTCCCTCTTCCCGCATAGCGAAATTATACACCCGTCTATATATACTAAGGGTGAAAATACATGTGAAAAATTTAACACCGAAATACTGGAGAAATAATCGGGAAAAAAATTTTTTTACCCCTCAAAAAATTGCGGTTTCGTTTTTCCGTTTTTGCTGCTTTTTCAAAAAAATTGCAGTTTCAAAATTTCGTTTTTTCCATCAGGAAATTAACAATATGTTCTGGTTTTAGGCGAACAGTTGATTGACGGCTTCATATTTTTTGCTGTATACTCCTTGCACCAGCTTTCGAATGTTCGGAAACCATCGCTGCAATGTTCGAGATGGTTCTGACTTTGACGGGTTGGATTGGCGGAGTACATTCTGCTTCAAAGCTTTTGTTCGGATAATGCATATGCTTTGCGGTTTGAATGTTCGAAGTTATTATTTTAACGGCTTCTTATTTTGAAGCCAGAAAGGATGCGTAAAATGGACAATGGTACGATTATGAACATCTGTGGAGTGGACTGCTACGAGAAAGACGGTACAGCTTATTTGAAGCTGGAAGCTGTAGCTCGTGGACTTGGGTTTACGCAAACTCAGAACAAGAACGGCGTTGAGTATACGTCGATTCGTTGGGAGCGAGTTGAGCAGTATCTTGCTGAAGTTGGTTTCCCCCACAAGTGGGGGAAGGACGATTACATTCCTGAAAATGTATTCTATCGTCTTGCGATGAAGGCCAGAAACGAAACAGCAGAACGGTTCCAAGCTTTGGTGGCAGATGAGGTCATTCCCTCTATTCGTAAGCATGGTATGTTCGCTACACCAGAAGCGATTCGTAAGATGCTCAATGATCCGAGGTCTATGATTTCTATTCTTACGGAGCTTCAGAGCGAACATGATCGTCGTGTTGCTGCTGAGAATAAAATACTGGAAGACAAACCTTTGGTGGATTTTGCCAATCAGGTTAGCGAGATTACCGGAGCTGCTTCCAATATCCACGTAAGGACTATGGCGAAGTTGTTGAGCGACAATGGGTTTAAGATTGGTGGGAACACGCTTTTCAAAGTTCTTCTCAAGAACAAGATTCTGATGGTAGGCAATTTGCCATATCAGCAGTATGTTGATAGGAACTACTTTGTTGTCAAAGAAAGTGTTTGTAATAATGGAGGCAACTCTTTCGTAGTTCAGACTACTATGGTCACTCCGAAAGGACAGAAGTGGATTTTTGACAACATTGGAACTTGGGCTGCTTAATTTTGTAGATCTCATTTGAAGCCAGAAAGGATGTATGGCATGGAACATATGCAAGTTTTCAATTACAACGACAGTAGGATTCGTACTTTTGAATTGGATGGCGACCCGTGGTTTGTCGGGAAGGATGTGGCAGAGGTGTTGGGCTATCGCAACACCAAAGACGCTTTGATTGCCCATGTTGACGGCGAGGATAAGCGTATTCTTCAAAGGTCGGAAATCGCGACCTTTAAAAAGTTGGATTCAGAAGGCACTTCTGCTGCGAAGTTTGTGTGCGACGACATTCCCAATCGAGGTCTAACTATCGTCAACGAGTCTGGCCTGTACAGTCTGATTTTGTCCAGCAAGCTTCCTTCTGCCAAAGCGTTTAAACGCTGGGTGACTTCGGAAGTGCTGCCAGCGATTCGAAAGCATGAAGCCTACATCACTCCTGCTATGGCGGAAAAGATGTTGAACGATCCTCGTGTAATGATTCGAGTTCTGGAAGAGCTTCAGAGTGAGCGCGAACGTCGTATAAAGGCCGAAAACGAAATGTTGGAAAGCAAGCCTTTGATTGATTTTGCCAATCATGTAAGCGTTGCTGTTGGCAAGTCTTCAAATATCTATATGAAGACTATGGCGAAGCTGCTTTGTGATGGCGGAATCGTCATTGGTGGCAACAAGCTCTTCGAGCTGCTCCGGGACAACAAAATTCTGATGGCGGACAATTTGCCGTATCAGCAGTATATTGATCGCGGGTATTTTGTTGTTAAAGAAAGGACTTACCTTAAAGGAGAGGATTATGGGGTATCTCAGACAACGCTGGTGACTCCGAAAGGTCAGATGTGGATTTTCGATAAGATTAAAGGTTGGATGAATTAATTTCAATCGCTCAATTTGAGCATGAATGCAAAGGAGCAAAGTTATATGGGCAATTTTTATGTGGTAGACACGGAAGGGGCTGTAATCGGCGAATTTGAATGTGATTCCATCAATGAAGCGTACTGCATTTTTGTCGATGGGAACAAGGTAGTGCGTGTAGAGCTTGCATCTGAATCTGATATGGAGATAGATGATGGGCTTCCAAAGCACCGAACTGTAAATCTGTTTTACAATGGAGCTTTTCGATTGAATCGTTCCGAGTTTTGCAGACGCTTTTCTGGAGATGCTGATATGGCGCTTCGCTTTTTGCAAGTGCTTCCGCATTACGATACTAATGCGGAGTATGTGATGGCAAGCGACTATTCTCCAATGACGTCCGGAGGCTTTTCAGAGGTATTCTCTTTGTCGCAGTCTCATGCTGGGAGAAAGTTGAAATGCTTGCTTGATTACGGTGCTTTGAAAAAGGTCAAGGAGAATGGGCGTTGGCTATATCGCATTTCGAAAGAAATGTACGATAAAAACATTAGCAGGGTAGACGTTTCTAATTTGAGTACGACGCTACAATGTGCCAACAGTATTTACTCTACAACATGGAGGCAAAACAGGATTGATCCAAATTACATTATGATAAATGTAGAATGGCTCAAATCTATTCTTCCTCTTTTGTCTAATGTAGAAGCAGGAGTTTTGATGAATCCTGCTTTGGCGGTTAGAGGGTGGACGAATAAGTTGTATCCCGTTAATTGTAGAGACGCTTCTCTTGATTTTGTCGTAGATAGAGTGCAGAAACGCTCGGATATGTCAAAAGAGGTTGTTTACAAGGCAGTTGGCACGATGATAGATAAAGACATTTTAAGGTCGAACGAGTCTTGTGTTGATGGGAACTCTGTCGTTGAGCTGTTCGTTAATCCGTTTTTCATGTCTATGACATCGCGGATTGATGCTGATACAGCAATACTGTTTAGTTCTACTTTGCCACAAGAAATGGCTCAAATTTAGGAGGTGTTCTTATGGACAAACACAATCCGTTTGTTGATGAAAGTGTACTTTTCACGTGCAATCTGTATTTGCCGATTCTTGGAAGGCATCTTGATTTTACGTATGGGTACGATTACGCTGCATTGTTTTTGGATATGGTTCCATATGATGTCGAAGATGCTATTGACGTAGTTCTGGATTGTATTGACTTTCATGAAGCACTTCAGATCCTGTTCTGTGTTGGAAAGATGCTGTGCGTTGATCCAGACGAAGAATTGACTGAAATTTACTCAGATATACGAGATGCTGTTATCGACAATTATGAGTGCAAGCAGCCTACAGACAAGTTTGATGTTGCTGTTAGATTGCCGTCTGGCAAAATAGCAGAAGCTTTTTCAGACGAGGACTGTGTGTTGTGTTGCATTGATTCAGAAGAGCAAGATCCTATGTCTCTGCTCACTGTAATCAACTCGATTGACGATATTGAGATAGCGCAGCTTTTGTTTTTCATGTGCGCTCGTTTAGATGGCGTTATTGAAGATGACTTGTTCACAAGAAAACTCGGAATGCTATCTGAACAATATCTTCAGAAAATAGAAAGCATGTAAAAGGCTTGATGTGGATTGGAGGCTTTGATGTATCGTAGCGTTAGAGACAGGAACGAAATGATTGAAGAGAACTATGGTCTGGTTGTGTATGCTGCCAATCATTTTAAAAAAGTTTATCCTCAAATTAATTATGATGACCTTTGCGGCGCTATGGATGAGGCAATCGTTAAGGCTGCTGCTTCGTATTGTATTGATGGCTCTAACTCGTTTGCCACCTACTTTATGAAGATAGCGACTAATGAGTGTATCGGCTTGATTCGCACAATTATTAAGGATACAAATTGCGATAGGGCTTTAGAAGAGTCATTGAAGCACAACTTTTCTATTGGCGAAGGCTCCGGACGATTCGAAGACGCCATTCTTTCCAACGTTTGTTTAGAGGCTGCCATAAAAAAGTTGAATGGTACACGCAATCAGTGCATTGTGCGTGATCGTGTTGTACATGGAGAAAAGTACGATGTTATAAGTCGCAGGTACAATATCAGTATCACCGGAGCGAGAAAAAAGGTTTTGGCGTTTGCGGATGCCTACGTAAGGTGTGTGTGATGTTTTCTGAACGGCAGGTGGAGTTGGCAAGGTCGATTGAGGAAATTGTCTTGTTTCTTCTCTACGAACAATTTATGGAGTTGTCGTCTGAGCCGCCATTACGGTATCGCAAAAAAGGTCTTTGGGTTGATATTGGGGCTTATGTCGTTGAAATATACGAAAAACCGAGAACTCCGTTCAACACATCGGTGGTTTCGTCTTTTGATTCAGAAGCCGTCATCAATGAAATAAAACAAAGAACGAACGCATAAGAAAAAGCCGGTGTTTATTGCACCGGCTTATATTTGTACGAGGCTCTTTCTACCATTGGCACTCCTTTGCCAAGATAATGCTGTTCAGTTGTTTTTGAGTTTGTATGATGGCCTTGAATTCGAGCCATTTGAATGTCGTGACCGCTTACAGCATATGCCATATCGATTGAAGCGGATTTGATGCTGTGTACGCAGAGCTTTCGAGTTGGGTCTTGAATGACATCCCGTTTGAATTCTGCCATCGCCCTATCGATTGTTTTAGATGAGATATTAAATACACGCTCTCCCTTGCCTCCTTTTGAACGAAGCTTTTCGTACAGCTCGTCTGAAATTGGCGTGTTCGTTGTCTTGCCGCCTTTGTCGATTGTGTCGATAATCCACACCATCGTGCTTGTTTTTCTGTCGATTTTGTGAACGACTTCACTCCATTTCAGGTTGCACAGGGCTGTCTTACGGATTCCTGTTGCGAAACTGGTTTCAAACCAGAGCGATAGTATTTCGCCTTTGACGCCCCTTCCTTTCGCCCACGAAATGAGCTGCGAAACCTCATCCTGAGAAAAAGTATCGTATGGCGTAGATTCCTTAGAAATACGCAACTTCCACGCACCTTCTTTGATGTCGCTAAAGTATTGCGGCAAAACCTTCCAGAAAGCGGAAAGAGCATAAATCTTTTTTGCCGATGTTGCAGGAGAGAGTTTAGACCCAGTTACATCTCCATTCAACAGCGCATTGTAATATTTTTTTGCGGTGAACATAGTAACCTGCGAAAGCATTTGTGAAGTTACGCCGTTGTTTGCAATGCTTCTGCAAAATGCGTACTGAACAAACTGTTCGATTGCACTACGATATTCATCCTTTGTTTTGTCTGAGAAATCACTCAAGAACATTTCAAATACGTCTTTAATAGAGCAATCTTTAAAAAGGGTTTTTCTAAAATTATAATCATTGATTCTTGCGATGTTTTCCATATAATTGCCTCCCTTTCGTTTTATATTATTATATCAGATTTTTAGAAAAATTTCAAGATATGGTTCAAAAAACATAGTTAATTTACGTATAATTATATAGAAATGGATGGTGATGTTTATTGGAATCAAAAACAAACGGGAGAAATCCGTTATTATTCAACTACGGAGAGTATTCAAAGTCGATTTACGACTATAGCAGGAACTTGGACTATTCGCTTGAAACAGCAGAAGAAAGAGTGCAATACTTAAATAAAATGCTGTATGAGAACGGAGAGCTTGATGAATACTTCGTAGATTTGTTTGCTCAAGTGCCAACTGGTAATTTGGTTGAGTCTCCAGCCAAACCTCCATTTAATGTGTGTCTGAACAAAAGCGACCCGCTTTGCAGTTCAACTCCTGCGTCAAAGGAGCTTGAACGAATGGCAGACTACATATTGAGAGCAGATGAATTTAGGAAAGGAGAGTTCCCTGTAAGGGCAGAAAGCGACTTATTGAGCAGCTATGGTAAGCACAACGTGTCGTTAGATTCAATGTTGGAAGGTGATTTGTGTCAGGAAGTTGAAGCCAATCTTGCCAATAGTGCAAAACACTCAAACTATAAGAAGGAGTGCAAGCAGCGGATTACACCGAAAGACCTCGAAGATCCGATTTTCAATGTTGAGGTGGCATACTCAAATCTAAACTCTGATGGTGTTGAATATCGGACTGAAAATATTCTGAAGCAGTATGACGATTTGAAAAAGGCTCAGTTCTACTGCTCTGATGGCAAGAAGCGCGTTATCGTATCTGGTCTGTTGAAAGACCAAATTGACATTAAGAACAGTTTTAGGGGGAATGTTAGATTTAAGCATGTTGACAAAGACAGCTCTGATATTGACTGGAGTTTTGCCGATTATGGCGATGTGTTTCAGTTAAAGCATTTGTTGCAGTTGAAGGGAGACTTGACGACAGATGAAGGCGTAATCCAATACGACTTGGATAAAATCTGTGACAGCATTGATTTTTCTGAGATAGACTCGCAGATACTAACAGACTACAGAAACGAAGAACTCGATGTATCTGCATGGGCTGAACGCCTCGGTGTAAGCGAAAACAGAATCTATCAAAGACGAAACGCAATCATTTCAAAAATTGCCAATAGATACAAGGAGATTGTTGAAGATTGGTATTATTTGAATATTGCGAAAGGCCAATACAAACGTTGCTCAAAATGCGGTCAAATTTTGCTGATAAGCAAGTTTGGACTCGATTCACACAAAGCAGATGGCAGATGCTCTGCATGTAAAAAATGTAGGTCTGTGTCTAAAAACAAGAAGGGAAATTGATTGAATGTATAGAGAAGACTTGATTAGAGAGCTTGCAAATGACGTCGGGATTCGATACGTGGAATGTGATAGAATCCTCGAATCTCTTGTTGATATTATTTGGGATACGCTGCAACACGGAGAAGAAGTTTATATCAAAAATCTTGGCGTGTTCACATTCAAGTTTCAGAAGGAAAGAACGGTAAACAATTTTCAAACCAATGAACGTGAAGTGGTTCCTGCGAAAAATAAGATCGTGTTTAGGCTTTCATCAAAAAGAAAAAAGGCGGTTGAAAAGGCTCTCAATGAAGCGATTCGACGTGGGGACATTACATATTGGCAATGATTGTAGGTGAATTTTTAAATGCCGAGAAAGACTTCGAAGCAGCTTGACTCTGAAATATTTTTTGGATTGAAGCTCGATCCTGAGCAGAGAGTTTTAAGGGATACGCTGTTTAACGATGACATTGATATTGTGTTTGTGAACGCTCCTGCTGGTTGCGGTAAAACGCTAATCTCGGTCGGGTGTGCGGACATTCTTGTAAACAATGGTCATTATGATAAGCTTTTGTATTTGTTCTCCCCTACCCAGTATCACATTGCAGGATTTTTACCGGGTTCTCAAGAAGAGAAAGAGTCTCCGTACACTACGCCATTATGTGATGCTCTTATAAAGCTCGGACACAATCCTACAACAGTAATCGTGTCTGAAGACAATGTTGAAAATGTAAAAAATGGCAACGCTTGGGTGGAGGCCAAGAGCCACATTTATATGCGTGGGTGCAACTTTGAAAACCGATTTATCATTATAGACGAAGCTCAAAACTTTACTTTTGATGAAATGAAGAAGGTTTTGACTCGCATTAATGACGCACAATCGAAGACGGTTGTAATTGGGCATTCTGGGCAGTGCGATATTGTTGGAAATATTTCTGGGTTTGAGCCGTACATGGATTGGTTTTCTGACATGCCAAGATGTGCGATATGCAAGCTCAAAACAAACCATAGGGGTTGGTTGTCTACTCATGCAGACAAAATGAACCGCCCTCATTAAAAAAGATTGGAGAATACGATAAATGGATTTAACTGCCGCACAAATTAAGCGAATTAAACAGAAGCGTAAAGATGAGAAGTTGTTTAAAGATGGTCTGATTGAAAAGCGTCCTCCCACATGGGATGCTTTAAACAAAGAGTTTGGCTGTCCAGCATCGAGCGGAGAGGCTTTGAGGAAGTGGTATTGCGACAGATATGTTAGAAATCGAATCGCAAATTACGACCCACCCGTTGATGAACCGTCCGAAAATGCCGTCTATTCCAGTATAGAAGTTGATTCAGACAAGAGTCTCAGCGTAGATTTTTCTGACTTACTTGTGCTGCATGGATACGACCCAAAGCTGTGGGAGGTGTCTTCAGCGAGGTCGAGCAAACTGTCTAATGGGAAGTTTAGCAGTTCGATTTGTGTAAAGCCAAAGCATGGTGACAACTCTATCGATATCGAGTCGATAATTGATAGATGTCTGCGCCATTCTCCGCTTCAAGTAAATGTATGCGACCGTGTAGTGTCGCATGAACCCAGTCTGAATGGCGATAGCTTCATGCTTGAAATTGCTATTGCAGACCTCCATTTGGGAAGAAGGTCTTTTGATGGCACTGGTTCTTTTGAAATAAAAGAGTCTTACGCATACGCTGTAAACGAATTCGTTAGAAGAACTGCGCAGTACAATATTGAAGAAATTGTCTTTACGATAGGAAATGATTTTTTCAATTTTGACGGAATAAGCGGAGCTACGACGAAGGGTACTCTGCAATCGAATGATATGTCATGGACTTCCGTGTTTGAGCATGGAGTCACAATGGCTATCGATGCGATTGAGATGTTAAAGCAAATTGCGAGAGTCAGGGTAGTCTACGTTCCTTCAAACCACGACCGTCAGGCTGGATGGTATATGGCAAAAGTTATTGAGGCAAAATACGACCAAGATGAAATGGTTTCTGTCGATGCAGAATCGTATCCAAGAAAATATGTTCAATATGGCAACAATATGATTGCTTATTGGCACGGTGATGGAGACATGAAGCGCACTTTGCAGACTATCCCACTTGAGGTTCCTGAGATGTTTGCTTCTACTATTTACCGAGAATTACATACTGGACACGTTCACCATATAAGCGACAATGAATCATGTGGGATTACTCAAAGGACGTTGCCAACGTTTACTTCTCCAGATGAGTGGCATGTAAATCAAAGCTATATAGGCGCTATTCCGAGGACTTCGGCTTACTTGTGGAATAGAGAACGTGGGCTGGAACAAATTTTATATGTAAATTTTTGAGGGGGACTTCCCCCTCTTTTTTTTGCGAGGTGATGCTGAATGGCTAACAATCGTCTTATATCTTCGAAAGAGCATTCTCAGAAATGCAGTGTTTGTGGTCGTATTAAGCCATACGATCAATTTTATAGTAGCAAAAGTAAGATGCACATTGCCACAGGGCGCGTTCCTGTGTGTAAGGTTTGCCTAAAAAACAATCTATATCTTATGAACGGCTCTATTGATAAAGAAGCGTTGTTTGATTCGTTACGCGCTATTGATAAGCCGTATATCCACAATTTGTGGGAAAAGTCTTTGAGTGCATCTGCCGACCCATTAGCCAGCTATATGGCTTCATTAAGCCGAGGCGCTTTTTGCGATTATACGTGGGCTGACTCAAAATTTGAAGATGATCCAGAAAATGAGTCTGATATAAATCGTCAGTTTGTTGTTACGGATGCAATGAAGCGTCGATGGGGAGTTGGGTTTAACGTTGCTCAATACGAGGGCTTTGAAACAAAGTATGACCTCTTGAAAGACTCTCTCCCAGAACAAAGCACGTTGCATACCGAAGCGTACCTAAATTATTGCAAGTATCAAGTGCTTTCCGACATGGCTGCCGCTGCTGGGAATGTAAATGAAGCGAAGCAATATGGAGAATTGGCAAGCAAGGCTGCTGCCGCAGCAAAAATCACTCCGGCATCGTTAGCCATGGAAAATTCTGGAGAGACTTCCTTTGGCGAAATTGCTTGTGCAGTCGAGCAGCGTTTGAATTGGATTGAGATGATGCCGCAGTTTCTTGAAAAGCCAAGAGACAAGCTGGACGTTGCAATCGAAATTATCATCAACAGTTTAAGAAAGGCCGAAGGAAAGTCTGAGGTGGAGTATAAAGAGATTTATGATTTTTATAAAAGGAGATGCAAAGAGTACTTTGGAGATGGCGGTGTAATGAATGGCGAAAATAAATCTTAAAGGTTTAGACGACAATACCATGAAAGAATTCTCGAATATGATTTCGTTTTTTCTGTGGTATCCAGATATTTTTCTTGATATAAATGCTGTCAGAAACGATGAGGGTAAACGAATTGGAATGCAGTTGAATCCAGATCAACGTATGACTCTTCGTTGCTTATGCAGGTTTAAGTCAACCTATTTGACCCTCCCGCGTGGTGGAGCAAAATCTATGGATCAGGTTTTTGCCAAAGTAATTAAGTGTATATTGATTCCAAATAGGTATGAATGTGTTGTAGCCAACACAAAAGAGATCGCAGCTACAATCGTTCAGGAGAAATTTGATTTACTGATTACAAACTTCCCTGCTTTAGCAAACGAAGTTGTAAAGACGACTTTTTCAAAAAACTCAGCTACAATAAAATTCAAATCTGGAGGTAAGCTGTTTGTTGCAGCATGTGCGCAAACCGCAAAAGGCTTACGTTCTCATGGCGTTGGCGGCGATGAGTTCGCGCAATTGAAATACTATGATTGGATGGACGTGTCTGTGCATTATATTGATGCTCCAAGGCAAACGAGTGGCCCAGAACCATTCATAAACCCATACGAAACGACTAACATCGACTACTTTACTACAGCATGGTTTAAGAACACCGATTCTTACTCAACACTTAAAAATAATATTGAGAATATGATTAACCTCAATGGCTATATGGCAATTAGCGCAAATTGGGAACTGCCATGTATGTATGGTCGCGGAGAATCTCGGTCTGCGATATTGGAGCGCAAAGATTCAGATCCTCCCCTCTTCTTTTCTTTCAACTATGAAAACGAGTGGCTTGGCGCTGTTGAGAACGGTCTTGTTGACATCAAACATTTAATGGAACACAGGTCTATAACCACTCCAGAATGGAAAGCTCAACCGGATTGTGAGTATGTTGTTTCAATGGACGTTGCGCATTCTCAAAATGAAAACGCAAACAAAAGCGCAATTTGTGTCTTGAAACTTTCGAGGTATCCGGACAATCGGATCAGAAATGTTTCTATGGTAAATCTCATTGTGCTTCCTAACGGGCTGAATTTTACAGATCAGGCGATTGCTTTTAAGAATGTTTTTCACGCTTTCAACGCAACCATTGCTATATGTGACGCAAATGGTTTAGGTCAAGGATTGTTAGATGAATTACTTAAAGAGCAGATTGACCCGGAATCGGGCGAAATTTTGGAATGTTGGGATACAGTGAATACAACCAACGTTCCGCAATATGCTGGAGCGCGAAGATGTCTTTATGCTTTAACGGCGCAGGGTAAAAACAGCGACATGGTTCTCGCGTTCAAATCTTACGTAGAAGGCGGAAAGCTCTTGTTGCTCGAACAGAATAACGGAGCTGGCTATGATATAAACTCTGAAGAATATGAAGAGTTTGTAGTTCCATGTGTTCAAACAGACTTTTTTGTAGATGAGGTCAATAATTTAAAAATTGTGATTAACGGCGGAAAGGTTTCTGTTGAACGCGCTTCGAACAAGCTGGACAAAGATAGGTACTCATGCGTTGCAATGGGAATTTATTATATTGAAACAGAAGAAAACAAACCAGCTGCTTCGTCTGAGCAGGTTGATTTTTCTTCTTTATATAAGAAAGTTAATATACACACCAGAAGAAAGTCTCTTTTTGGAAGGAGGTGACGCGATTGAGCCTTTCTAATGAAGATATTGAAAAAATTCGTGGAATTATACAGCCAGAGAGTCCTCCTTCTGCCAAGTCTGGCGTTCGTCTATATGCCGAATTTGCAAAAAAGATGACCGAGCAGATTGTTTCCGATCCTAATGATTATATGAGTAAAAACAGAACCATTAGAGATCACGACAAGGATGATTACATTGATTGGGTAAATAGTCCTCAACAAAACGTAAGCAATTTAAGAGATCTTTCGAGATTGTTCTATATGACGTCTCCTGAGTATTACAACGCAATTAATTTTAAGGCCAATATGCTCACATACGATTATGTGATGTTCCCGTATGGATTTGATACAGCGTCTCAGAACAAAGCCAAACTCATTAAAGCGAGACTGTCAATGATGAAGAGTCTTGAAAAAATGAGTTTGCGTCACGAACTCCCCATTGTGTGTAGGCGTGTAATGCTTGACGGTGTAGCGTATGGCGTTGAATTTGAAGACGACGAATCGTATTTTATCAGATTGCTCGACCCTGAGTACTGCCAAATCGTGTCAAAACAAGATGGTGTGTACAACTTTGCCTTTAATTTTTCTTATTTTGACAGCAAGAGTGATTCTGAATTTTTGAAATTTCCATCCTACTTTAAACGGATGTATGACAATTACAAGTCGTCCGGCAGGAAAGGAAGCAAAAAATCCAAGGCACAGCAGTGGCAACAGATTCCAGCAGATTCAAGTATTTGCATCAAATATGACGAGTCGATTGACGAGCCATTTCCTCCGTTTACCGGAAGCTTTGGAGACCTGTTCGACCTAATGGATTTCAAGAGTCTTCGGTTGCAAAGAGAAACTCTGAAGAACTACGCCTTCCTTACTGGCGAAATTCCAATGAGAAAAGACTCAAAAAACAACAACGCACTTTCTGTGGACAAAGATATTGTTGAGCAGTATATAAGCGATTGGGTTGAAGCTTTTGATGGTGAAATCCCGTGCCTTCCGCTTCCGTTGACAAATATCCAGTCTCATCAATTCAACAAACAATCCTACGAAGACGATATTGTCGGTAAGGCTGAACGAGATTGGTTCACATCCGCAGGTGTCCCTTCAACTGTTGTTGGCGGAGCCACAGATTTTGAGGAAGCTCTGAAATACGAGATTAAGTTCCATGAGCAATAAAGATTATAAACAGATAATACTTGATGGGTTATTGAAAAAATATAATAATCGTTATGCAAAGAATATTATTACTAATAGAAGGATTATATTAAAACCAAAAGAAGTATATAAAGATTATGACAGAAACAATGCAGACATATTGGAAAAGCAAGGAATTAATGAAGCTGTCACTGTATTGACTGATATGGGTTTTGTAACTGCTGATTATTTGAAATTTAGTGATGACATAGAAAAGATATATTTTTCTGAAGAAAAATTAAATGCAGTATATGAATATTTAAAAGAAGAATATGGTGTCATTCCTCAAAGTATTATTTCGAAACAAGTACATGAAATTGTAAATAAGTATATAAATAATCAAGG